ACCACCCTTACCATCATAAGTCATCTTACAAGGTACTGAACCCACAGAATCCCAAAGGAAACATAAACTGTAATCCAATTCACCCTTTTCTTGAGCATCTAACAAACTGTTAATGTAGTCTGTAATTTGTTCAATGTAATCAAAGTTGTTGTTAAAGATAAAGAACCCGTCCCAATCCAATTCACCCGTTTCTTGGTCAACCACCTCATCACATTGAAGACCCATTAACTTTGAGTGTTCAAAGCTCCATTTCTGTTCCGTGATGATAAACACAGGTAGAATCTCTTTCTTTTGAGCATCTACCGCAGTTTTAATCATCGCAGTTGTTTTACCCGTGTCTGAGTGACCCAAGAACATATTGATATGTCCAATAGCGGGGCCGGGTAAACCCACAGCGTCTAAGAAATCAGAACCACAGTCAAAAAACCTTTGGGGTTTGTATTTGGCTGAAGTAGAGAATTTCTTCTTTACTGAATTGAAATCGGTTTTCTTAATTGCCATAGTTGTACTTATAAAATTCTTTCAGAGTTTCTAATTTATCTTTTGCGTTTGCCAATTTCTCAACAAACTTATCCATCTCTTCTAAGTGTTGTGGATGTTCCCCAATACCAACAGGGTTTTCCATATACACCATTAAAGTTGCCTCAGATTCCGCAATTTCACTCTCATATTTTTTAGTGAGTGATTCGTACATTAATTTTCTTATTTTCATTATTTGTTTGTATTAAAAAAGAACATGGACACTATGTCTAAATAAGTGTCCATGCTCAGTTAAATTAGAATGGTAGGTCTTCGTCAGGTTCAGAGTTAACTTGGGGGTCAGAGTAAGACGGAGTTGATGGTGTTGATGGAGTTGAGTATCCACCAAAAGATTGTGTACCTTCTTCATCGTTACCATAAACATAACCACCTTTATCACTATCCCAACGTGGAACTTCACCACGAGCGATTGACTCCAAATATTCAACGGGTTTCTTAGAATAAACATCTAACCATGTCATTTCATTTTCAACCCACCCTTTCAATACATTCATGTCTTCATGAATAGGTGCAGCATCTTCATACATGATAGTTGATACAGTCGTGTATGCGGCTCCTTTAGGAGTCTTTTGCTTACTCAATTCAATGATAAGGTCACGTCCTTTTTCAGGGTCAGTGATATCACCTTTGTTTCTCCAAATAGGGATGATTTTATCAAGAATACCTTCATTCTTGTAGTTGTGTTTGAATCTCCAAAACTTCACACCATCTTCTTCGTGGTCACGGTCAATAACCTTTACAATATAGAATTTACGTGACTTGTACTGTTTAGCCAATTCTTTATCAGATTCTTTACCTGTTGACATAAGTTCTTCATATACTTCGTTCAATGGTGAACGCTCGTTATCATTTTTTCCTGGGTCATAAAATTTTTGCCATTTACCACCTACTTGGATTTCATGGTACCAAGCCTCTTTAAAAGGTGAACTACCATCTATGGTTGGTAGGATTCGGATACGTCGTGTTCCTGAGTTTGATTTCTCATCAAGAATAAGAGCGAAGTATTTCTTCATTCTTTCTTCTGATGACATACGGTTTTCTCCTCCTGAGTTGTTTTTCTGTGATTGTTCGTACTGTGCAAGTACTGCGTCTAATGATGTTGTCATAGTTTTTTAAAAATTAAATGTTAGAGTTTAGTTTAAAGTTACAAATTTAGTTTTGAATAGTCAAATAAAAAAAAAGGTTGTGGATGTCCACAACCTTAATATAATCAAAAATATTAAAAAATCAAAACTTAAATTTGTTTTCTTCTTCCTGAGGTCTGAAAGTTGATTTGATTTCCGAAGGACTCACATCCTCAACTTCATCCGATGTTAGAACGTATTCGTGTTTACCCGCTTTTTCAAAGTCTTCCTTCTTATCATCAAAGAAATCTGTTAACTTTTGAGTGAATGGTCCTGAATCCAAACTTCTCAACTGTAGTTTTTCTTGAGGGGTTTTCTCACGATACTTTTCAATTTTAGTTTCAATCGCATTCAATCTATCAATAACTTGACCCATTTCGCCAAGCTTAGTTTCTAAATTTTGAATGTAACCAAACAAATTGTTAAAATACTCTTCTTGTTTTTGTTCAATATTTTGTTGAGACTTAACCAATTCTGTTACGTCCAATTCTTGAGTACCCTCACCTTTTTCATTTGATTTACCTTCGTCATCAATTTTTGTGACTTCAGTATCAGTGGCCACATCAATCTTTTGTGGTGGCATTGATGGGTCTACCGGTGCCGCTTCAGGAGCAACCGCGGGTTCCGCCCCAGGTGTTGGGGGTAAATCTCCTTCAGGAGGTAATGCCTGTTCAGTAATATATCTATTAATCTTGTGATGTCTCTCAATTTCCTTGAGTATCTTTTTATCTAAATTCATCGGTTAACCATTTAATAAGTTTTTTATTCCGTGTAGGGTTTCTACTTTGACTTTACGATTCGCAGTATGTTGATGACCGGCTCTTTCAATAAGACCATCTTTTTCACGAACAACATAACAATCGCCCGTATCAAGGTCACATACTTCTGTGGTACCATCACCAATAGGTTTTGATGAAATTCTGGCTTGTTTACCAAGGTACTGATTTAATCTATTATTTAAATCCATAGTTTGAGATTTTTATTATAAATATCAACAATGTTCAGATTATTAACAATTTGACCCTGTAATCTTACATTCTACAGATTCTAATGTGTAAGGATTGGTTGATTTAAGTTTTGGTAGTCTAAATGGTCTACTACTATTTGTACCATTTGGATAACATTCACAACACGGATTATCTAAAATAATTTGCATATCAGGAACATCAATAATATCATCCGCCTTATAATCAAATTCAGGACAGTTGAACGGAATAATTGAGAATGCTGTGGTAAATCTATAAGTTTGTTTTGGTGTTGTTACATTAGCAACAAAATAAACCGAATAGTATTCTGTATTAGTACTTATTTCACTAAGAGCTTGTTTCCAACCAACGTTTTTTGATTTGAAATTACCTCTTGTATTCGTTGTATTTGGAGAAATTGTGAAATCAGCAACAGGAATACCTCTAAGAAGACCATTCGCAACAACAGTTAATTTCACAGGATACTCTTGACTCAATATAGGAAGTGCAAATGTACCAACTAAATAACCTTCAGTATCATAATTTACTCTCAAATTAAATGAACTTTGTAGTAGTTCAGCATTAGATAGTATTGCGTCATCATTAGTACTTGGTATTGGTGACGATGTACTTGGTGAAGGAGTTGGCGGTGGCGATGGATTACCTGTACCACTACCTTGTCCTTGAACAAATACAGTTGAAACTGATGGCGTAGGACACGGTGGTGTGGCAGTAACAATATTACCAAGGTTTGTTGTTGGATTTGGTACAGGTCTTGGAGGTAATTGAATTGTTTTAATTGGAGGTGTTACGTTGTTTAGTAAATCTACCGCCTTAGCATATGAGGCACTTAAAGTAATGTTTTGTGTCTCAGTAACTTGTTTATCATAAGGCCAGTTTTGTAAGTAGTATTGTATCATACCAACACTCTTAATTCTTTGGATACTTGGAAGAATCTTATCTCTTACAAATAAAATATATTTATCAATACTTACAAAACTAACATATGGTAATGTTACATTACTATTTTTTTCGGTTGTTGCAGATTGACAAGTATATGTGTTGGTGAAATACTTATCACCCAATGGCCCGTAATCACTCATTAAAGTGACTTTACCAAAGTTATAATCATAACCTTTGAATTTATTTTCAATACCTGATGACATCCAAGAGATAACAAATATACCAAAAACAACTTCAGGTCTTTGTTCAACTTTTCTAATTTCATTATAGAATTGTTGTGGTGTATAAATAAATGTTTTCCCCGCAACTGATTGGAAACCGAACTCAGATTCCAAATATGGGAACGATACTTTTGAGGTACAAGAATTTTGAGCAGCCAATTGATTGTTTGTTTGAACTGTCTGATTGGCATTATTACCTTGTGTTGTTGTTGACGTTGTCTGTAATGCGTTATCCTTAGTATTTCTATATTGTTGTAATAACTTAGAAACTAAGTTTGTTTTAATACTTTGAATATAAACATCAATTCTTGGTAATGACATATAACTTTGTCTTATACCTTTAAATGTGGTTTGAAATTGTCCTGGTTGTATTGAGTGTTTTACTTCTGTAATCATGTACGAACCATTAAACATTGGTACGTGTCTCAAATTAAAATACATTGTTGGTTGAAGTAACGCATTACCTAACGCAACAACTTCACATTCATAACTCATGTTTTTGTATATGTTGTACAGAGAAACATTTTGTGTTGCAGTACTTCTACCTGTGGCGCTGTTCGCCATCAAATTAATTTGTTGTATTGATTCTGATGTCGCCTTTCCAGTATCTTGAGTAATGGAGAAAGAATAAAATATATTTTGATTACGAGTTCCAATATCAACGTTGAATCCTACAACTCTGTTAGACAACGCATAGTCGGTTTTTTTTCCAAAATCCTCATAGAATGGATTAAGTTGTTCATTTCTCAAATCAAATGAATCACTTCTAAACATATAGTTTTTATTATCTTTCATATCCAAATATGAAGATGGTCTATCCGTATAGAAACAAACAAGTTTTGGTCCCGATTTTCTAGTGTCTACCGTCATGTAGGTTCCCCACATTTCATTGGCAAATTCTTGTGATGGTTGAACTGTAACCGGTAATGGTGCTGGCGAGTTTTGTACGTTATAGAAATTAACATACGCAGGAACCGGCATAACCGAAAAATGGTTTTGTGTTAATATTCCACTGATAAATGTAAAGACACTCATCTTCAAATTCATAAACTCAGGGTCAACCATTTGTTGTAACGCAAAAATATCAATGATAATTTTGTCACCAACGTTTCTTGATGCTCTATCTAAGAATAATACATCTTCAAATAAAGTTCTTGAATCATCATAACCGGCAATCCACTTATCATTCAAAGCCTTAAACATTTCATACAGTTCAACCTTTGTTTGACTTCCTTCCCACTGTGATTGAATAATACTTTCAGGAACTTCAGTTACATCCGGTAATCCTGTGTCAGGTTTTTTAATTTTTGTATCAGTTAAATTTAAAGTATCATTGAAGAACGCAGTGCGTTCATTAACCCAAGAATTTATTTGTCCTGCGAATTGTTGAATTGTTAATGTATCATCCTCAAGTTTTTGAGTTGTATACATTTTTGCAAGTGTATTTAACTCGGCAATGTTTTGTGAGTTTAACGCAATGTTTGACTCTTCAAAGAATTGGAAAATGTAATTACCTATGGTTCCAATATCAGCCTGTGGTATGGTTGAGTTACCAAAATAAATTAAAGCAGTTTCAGTTGTGTTAAGGAAATTTGGTGTTGATAAAGTCAATACCTGATAGGGTTGCCATTGAATTGGTTCCGTAAGTTGAGGGGCATTTGTTATATGTTGAATATATGATAACCAAACTCTTTTATCATAGTCTGTAGGATTTCCAAGTTTTAATGCAACATCATAATTCATCAAGTTTTGAATTTTTGACATACCCAAACTATATTGAGAATCCACCATATCCAATATCATTTCTTGCCCTGTAGACTTTGGTAATGGTACACTCATCAAATCCCTAAATAATAGTTGGAAATTTCTGAATTTATCGTTTTGAGTATTTTCAACACCAAACGTTTCAAGTCCAATATTGTTACTTGAAGCGGTGATAAATGTATTTGTAAATTTTGATGATGGTTGTGAGAAGTTTAAAAATTCACTTTCCATTAAGTCCAATACACTTTTCTCAAAAACAGTAAAGACCTCTTCAAATTCAACATAGTCATTAGTATTTGAAAATTTAAATGACGATGTACCTAAAGTGTTTTTGGTTGTAAAATAACTTTCAATATTTGGTCTAACAATATCTGTAGTATCAAAATATCCGTAGTTAGGTAAAGACCAAAAAGTTCTAACAGAACCATTAAAAATAGAACTATTGTTGTATAAAGGTTCTGTTAACACACCAATTGAATTAAAACACTTAAATCTTATTTCATTTTGTTGTGTACCAAATGATGGTAGGATGTAATAATTTGTTTGTGGTGTTGTTGCATTTAAAGAACAACTATTAATACTTGGATTTGACTCAGGTATTGTATCAGGTATTACAACTGAATAGGTACTAATATCAATTGTTGTTGATAATCCTGTAGTGTCTAAAGTTGTTGTTGTGATGTTTGAATCCGACAAGTTTACAACCTTCATACCGTTGTTGATGGCTTGTGTTATTTCACCGTCACTATAATTTGTGAATAGGTTTCTACCATTTAAAAAATAATTAAAACTATTAACTGTTTTAGGGTAGAAACCTAAATCCATCTCAACAGTTCTTACGTTATTAGCAAAAGTTTCTTTTTGTAGTGTATATGAAAAATTACCTACCGTGTATGTTTTACTTGTGTTTGGGGTTGCAGATGTTGGGTCATACTGTCTAGCATAATCAAAATCACCCCAAATTGGACTTAGAATGTCTTGTCTTTGTTGTATTTGAGTTTTGTATCTATGCCAAAGTGAACCATATTTTAATAACCAAACATATGGTAATCTATGAACCGCACCAAACTTTTTGAACGATGCAAATATGTAATCCAATGAAATTGTTGTACCAGGTTCAACATAACTTTTATATCTTTCTCTGAGTGTTGCTAACGGTAAAGAGTTCAAAAATAAATAAGCTGCTTGTTTGTAAGGACTTGGTTGACCTATCTGGTCTTGTTCTACACCATACAATATTGAATTAATAAAATACGGAGTGTTCAACATTGAGGTTGTTGTGTTAAATTCTATTTGACTAAAGTCCGTACTATTTGTTGGTGGGGTGTTTGATACAACACCTTCGGTAGGTAACAATAATGTTCTATTTCCATATAATTGTACCAAACCTGAGGATAAATCAGGTTTTTGAGTTTCAATATAATTGAATGATGTTACAGGTCTGATTTGATTATAATCAACAGGGTCTGTAAAGTTTGTTATTGTTTTAGTTTGATTGTAAAATCTGTAAGTTCTTGTCGTATTAAATACGTTTTCAGGACCACTCACTAATTGATATCCAACCAAATTACTTATATCCCAACTTTCATTTGTATACGGATATAAATCAGTTACCTGAGGTGTGTTAGTAATTGTGCTACTCAACATACCTTGTAAGGTTTGTAATTGAGGTTCGTCTACATAAACTGACAACGATGCCAAAGCACTTAAGTCAGCATTGTTAACACTATCATTTTGAGTACCTACATTGAAAATGTCAATCGGTAAAATACCATTAGGATGGTCAACAGAGTTTCTTAAATAATCTGTGGTGAAATCACCTCTAATATATGTTTGCCACAATCTGCCCTGACCATCTAAAGATGAATTTCGTAATACTTCAGGAAAAGTTGTAGAATTTAATGGAGTATTTTTTAGTGTCTGAATCAGATACGGATTACTAACTCCTAAACTTTGAACGATATTTCTAGCTTCTGTTGTTCCAACAAGATTAATAATATCACTTTTTTCAGGACTGTTAATCAATCTACCAAAGTTTGTATAGTAAGAATATATGGATTGTCTCTCATACATTTCATACAAATATTTTATTTGGTTTTTGTTTTGAAATGCTAAGTTTGAATATGGAAATAAAATCGCATTTATATTAATTCTACGTGTAAGTGAATTTTCGTTATCTTGTGGTGGTGTTGAAATAGGTGGTTGATACTTTTGAGTAACACCTTTTAGATATTCCTCCAAAAATTCTACTTCAGGCCATTTGTCATATAGATAACCTTTTGTTAAGTTAACAATAGATGGGTCACCAGGATATGCTAATTCATATTTTGCCTTATCAGGGTCCGTATTTTCTACAAAAACTTGAGGCCATGGGTATACATCTAATTCAGTATTATCCGCAACTTGTTGATTAACATTTGTACCATACTGAACATTAAATTTGTTATCAGGGTTTGGTGCTGTGATTGATGGATTTAAAATAACGTTTCTTCTTATAGGGTCTCTTCTTACATCCCAAGCCTTTGAGTGAACGTCATTCATTAATCTGATAAATGCTTCTGTAGATGCCATTATAACTGCCAAAACATTTCTAACATTTGGAATGAATCCAATACCAGTTGTTGGCGATGAAATCGTTTTTTGAAGTTTTTCCGAAATTTCCAACTCAATAGTATTTTGTTTTGTATTGAGTTGTCCTTCCATATCTCTTATCATGCTTTCAAACCTACCGGGTCCATCAAAGGTAAAGAACGGTAGTTTTACTTCTTTAATACCTTCTTGTGTAACCTCACCTCTAACACCCCATTTTAATATTTCGGATGCTTGGAATTGAGATATCTGAACCGCAGTTGGATTTACAATACCTGTTTGAGCAATGAAAGTACGTCTCCAATCAATATCCAATGGTTGGAATATTGTAAACGTGTTGTAAGTTATTTGATTTGTTATTTTATAATTAGCACTTCCTTTTATAGAACCAAAAGTGGCGTTTTCATTTAAGGCGGTATTACCTTCAAGAACTAAAGATTTTAATTTACTCTCACCTCTTTTAATAAAACTTATTTCATTTTGTTTAAACGTATAAACCCTATTATCAGAATTAATTAAATAATAAGGATTTTGACCCATGTATTCCGCAAACCATGAAGTTTTGGAACCTCTCACTTTTTCATAATAACCTAACAACCCCTTTCTATAATCTTCAGCATCGGTTAGTGGTTGTAAATCGGCCTTATCTTTGTAAACATCCAAGATTGTTTGTTCCAACTTCATCAATTTATATTGAAGTTGTGCAACAGTATATCTTGGGAAGTCTGCAGGTATTAACTGTTTTGCAACATATTCTGAATATACTTCATTAATTTTTTGTAATCCACGAGCATCAATCGTATCAATACTAATTGTTGAGTTTAATTGTGTTGACGATGATATATTCTGAGCGGTATTAATTACTTGTGTTTCTGATTCACCATTCAAAGTTGTTTCACCACCAATTGTTTTTGAGAAATTAAATGCTGTTTCATACATGTGAGGAACCGCAACTAAGTGTCCCATCGCAATCTCATTAAGGATATTATATTTGTAACCAAAAAACTGAAGGGTAACCAAGTAATTACCACTCATAGAGTTAAAGTCAGCACTAAATTTGTGTAAGTTTAATTGATATCTAATTGCTTGACCATAATATCCTTTCATTGTTAAATAAAAGACAGGATATGGTAAATTGAAAAATGCTGCGTAAGGTGATTGGTCACCAAGTTCAAATAAAGCTCTACCCTGAACATCTTCTAATCTTATCGTTACCTCAGGAATAAATGATAGATTTGTTCTAGCCTCAATACTTGTAATACCCAATAAACCGGGGTCAACAGTACCCCCTAAATTAGTTTGGAATCTTTGTTTAAAATATTTTTTTCCATCAGTGGTATCCACTAAATCTTCATATCTCTGTAATCTAGCTTTCTTTTCTGTTGAACCTAAACCTGTTAAATCATCGTAATATCCCGTATTTAGATAGTCTTCATCATTAGGACGAAGAAAATTAATCTTCGCCAGTGATACCGTTCTAATATTATCTTGTGGGGTTGCACCCAATGCCAACTTTGTTCTTGGGAGGATTTCGGCTTCAAGATTAGCATACATTACTAAGTTCTCATGGTCAACTAATCTTTCTTCAACAACTTGTTGTCCATTAGATGCAATACGCCATGTTTTGTTAGGGTCAACTAATATAACATTGTTATACGCCGCCTCAACAAAAATGTTCCCTGAGTTGTCTGATAAACCATTACCTACCATAATAAAAGAAGTGTGCCTCTACAGCTGATTTATAATCTTGTAATGAAGTTACTAAAGGATATGGAATACTCAATATAGCACCGTCAAATATATTATTTTCCATACCACTATATTGAGGATTTGCCTGTAGTATCAACCAACCGAAGAATGGTGTACCATAATATTCTTGAGAAACTTTATCTAATCTACTCACACCAACTTTATAAACATAAACCTTATCTGAAGGTTTTGTAGGTACAGTAACATAAGGGACAACAGTTTGTTCACCATTTATGTAAAAAAGATTGTATCTGTTATAATATCCTAACGCCATTATAGTAATTCTACTTTAGTTGTTATAACACTTCCGTTTATGGTTGCCCACTTAGATGTATCCGTATTAGTATTATTCTTTAATCCCAAATCTTTAATGTATGTCTTCTGTTCTGCCGTTGGAGTTGATGAAACTTCATATGTGAATACTCTTTTCTTGTCCAATGGGAATGGCGTGTAATTCAAAAAGTTTATGGGGTTTATCATCGGAGATTTTTCAAATTCATTAATCCAAGCTTTTGTAACCTCATCTTCTTTAGAATATACTCTACGAGAATCTTTTTGCCAATAATTTCTGAATTTATTTTGAAAATCATCTTTACCTTCACCAACTAAATCTTTATTGGTTATAATATTACCAATAATAGCATTTTCAAACGCTTCATAAAGTTTTTGGTCAATAACATCTTTTGATAATAAAGCATATTCCCTACGTTTTGCATTTTCATTCCACCAATCATCCTTTGTAAACGGAACAAAAACATTTTGAGTAACCTCGTTAGCCTGAAGTGGGTCGGTGACAAACATACCGGTATAAGCCACACCATTAATTGTTGTTTGAAAATCAATTTGACAAGCATCGTCAAACGCCTCTAAATTATTAGCAATTTTTTCAAAATCCGCACTTATTTCTTCATACGTGTTTGTAACACCAACTGATGAACTGTGGATTGCAGTTGTACCCGAAATATTATAAATTACTTCAAGTCCATTTGTTTGTTGATATCCATCGGTACCTTCACTCGCAGATAATGGATTGTATGTAATAACATTTGTTCTTGCAAGTAATTGTATGTATTGTGTTTGTGCATTTGTTATACTCTGAATAATTGTTGATAATGGATTAACAAAACTATTCTGTTTTTCTGTAACAAATGTTTTCATATTTTGTTTCAATTGTCTCAACGCCTTTTTTGAGAAATTGAATTCGGTAGTATTCATATACCCAACAAAACCATTTTCAGAATCTATATTACTAATATATTGAGAAAATAAATCATCAACAGTTTTTTGGAAATTAATTGGTTTACCGTAAATGTTTACAATGTCATTTGAACTATAAGCCAATATGTAACCATCAGTGTAATTTCTTTGTATTGGGAACAATTGTCTAATTGCGTTGTTATATTGACTATTAACATCTTTAGTTTTATTAACAATTGTTGCAAAATAATTTTGAGTACTTCCAACTAATTGGGTCATTAATGTTTTATATTCTATCGTTCCGTATTGAACACCGTTTTCATTTGTTTCAGTGGTTAAAACCTTACCAATAGTCTCTAAGTTAGATTGTGGTCTTGTATTTTCAACTTGGTTAATCGTTGGTGGTGGTACTTCTAATCCTAAATTCTTTACAAATTGTTGGTCTAAAACTTTATAACTATCATCAGTCGCGTCTGCCCTATCATCATAAATTTCTGTGTTACCGTAGAAGTTAAATGTTAATGCGTTTTGTAGTTTGTCTACAGCACTTTTTAAACCTTGTCCACCAACAAAACTAAATGATAAAGTGACGTTAGCAATCATAGGTTGAACCCCAATACCTTCAGGGTTTAAATCTAAACCTTCATAAGTAAGTGAAAGGTTATCAGGAATAATTTTAGAGTGGAAAAAGTCACCAACTCTTAAAACCAATACCGGAGGTGCACCAAATGCGGTGTTAATGGCGTTATTATATTCTAATTGTCCTTCAGAATTGACCGTAGGTATTGTATCACCAGGTCTCATACATTGTTGTAAAAATGTAAGTCTACTGTTTAATCCTTCAGGTGTGATTGAGTGAAATGATGGGTGGAAAAATTTTAACTTCTCTTTGAGGTTATCGTACACCATTGGTGTCTCTTGTTTAATCACCTCAAAATAATCACATTCAGATAATAAACTTCTTAAAACTCTCTTAGTAATGTTGTCTCTAAGAACAGTTTCTTCTGTTATAACTTGTTGAACAACGGTTTTGGAATTAACAACAGTTGTTAATTGTTCTTGAACCCTTGGTTGTGTTGGGTCAATCTTTGATGGTTGTTGAACAGGTACCGGTGTTTTGTCGTTAACAGTAAGTTTTACTCTTCTACATGCCATGGCATTTGTTGAATAAATTTTATCTTGACCCACAAGATTTTTTGTACAATTTACCTCATCAAAAATGTTAACAACATCCCCAATTTCAGACTCAGGAATAACAATTGTTTCACCATCAGCAATCTCAACAAAAGTTATTTGTTTGTTATCCAAATACGTTTGAAGACCTAATGTTTCTAAGAAATATTTCTTTACTGCATTTATTCTTCTTTGTGATAAAGCGTCATTATAGGTTTCGTTTGCTGGGGATGATGCACTACCAACTAAAACTATCTCAAGAATACCACCTTGTGATAATTTTTGTTTCATTAAATTAACTTTAGAATCAATTTTGATTTTATTTGATTCTATAATACTTGTATAAAAAGTCTTAATAGGTTCTCTTTCATCAACATTTGCCTGTGATTGATAACTATTTTTGGTTGTTTGTGACGTGTAAGCAGCGTAGTATGTTAAATAACTTTCAACAGGAATGTTTGGTTTAGGAATATCGTTATCAAAATACAATGCTCCGATATCACCTGTGAATTTCTCACTTGAATTACCTGTCTGTGAACTGTTACCATCATTAACTTGTACACCAGCACCATTTCCACCCCCACCAGTAGTTGCATCATTACCTGTTTGAATGGTGTTTGTTAAATAACGAACCTCTTCGGTTGTAACATTTTTAGTTGATAATTTTTGTTGTATTTCAAAAATGTCTCGTGGGTTGATTGTATAATATTTTTGAGCCAATTCATACAAGTCATATTTTCTACAACCTGCAAAGAATGACTCCAATATACCATCTACTCTACTCTTAAGAACTTCGTTTGATAATACCTTGTTAACCAACATGTTTAATACAGATGGGTGGTCAACAACAATCTTCCAAGTTAATTGACCCGTTCTTGACGTATTATTGTAAGTGTATACAGGTTCAGGACGACCAATGAAATCAGTCTGTTTGAAACCAGCTCTGGTTGATTCGTTGAATGTTAAACCATATGGTGGGAACCACATTACTCTACCCCCATTCGGACCACGTTCACAGGCAGGTAAATCTTGAACCGATAGACCTGGTTTGTTTGATGTTCTCCATGCCAAATTCTCCAACGAGAACATATACTTCTTAGCATAGAACCCACCACCAAATGGATATCCCCCCACTATATTAGTAGAGTCTTGCCCACCTTCTCTTTTGTTTGGTGCAATGTTTAAGTTATATGTGTTATCAAACACGGAATAAGCAAACTTTCTACCTTGTGTGGTAATACCATCGGTTTTCTGCAAGTCATTAAACTGAAGGTATGGTGTATCTTTGGTGAAGATTCTACAATACTCGGCACCTCTTTCTTGACCGATTTCACCAACATAGCGAACAACTTTTGAACCTTTGGTAATTTCTTTATATCCATCGTTAAATACCTTGGATACTTGGTCAATAGCATTTCCTACGTGTTGGAATCTCTTACCTCCTCTTGGCTGTGAATCAATGATACGTTGGGTATCATCCAAGATAGAACCTTGTCTGAAGGTGTAGTTTGTTGATTCAGTTGGACCGTATCCTGCAGGTCCAAAGTCAGGGTCTTCACTTGTTGGGTCTCCACCAGGACTTACATACTTACCAGCATTTCCTCTGAATTTTGGTGATACCCAAGTGAAACCACCTTCAATACCCCCACCACTACTGTATGTCGGTCCGTTAGCCCCAAGTCTAAGAGCTTTACCAGGTCCTTCATAAAGTTGTGAAAGTTCTGACGGTCCGTAAACAGGTGCTTTGACCTCTCTTCCGAATTGGTCGGTAGGTACATCACCAACGGGTGAGAATACATTACTCGGTTCTGAAGTCTCTGAACCAACATAATAAAACCCTGAGTTTTCTGTTGCGGGTCTTAGAATCCCTGCAACTCTATCAAAGATATTCTTTGAATAGTTTGGTCTATAAATGTTGTATTCTAAGTTTTTAAACAATATAGACTTTTGACCGGCTCCGGTGTTTTCCAAAAACAACACCGAACCTGTCTTAGGTGAACCAAAAAGTCTACCGAAGAATCTCCCGATTCCCGATGCCAAGTTAGCCCCCGCATAAGCACCAAACAATTGCTGTGTGGTTCCCTGATTTTGGGGGTTAATACTTGTGTCAAAATAACTTCCTGGTATTGTAGATAGTGGAACATAAGTTCCCGAAACCCTATTTAATAAATCGGCTGACGCACCCAACAATGATGTTGGTTGTGTGATGGTGTAGTTTGGTTCCAAAATTGGAACCCTACCTGTTAAGATATTGAGGATATTTGCACCTCCGTTGACATTAAGGAAGTTTATTCTTCCTAATGTGTTTCGTCTTATTTCTCTTGCAGCATTGAATAAGAACTGTTCCTTGTAGAAACTGGCACTGATTTTTGCTAAGTAAGAGTCATTTGATAACAAACCATCCGAACCTTGGGGGTCGGGGTTCAAAATAAGTGATGATGCTCTATATGATGAAGCATTAAATGTATCAGGATATGGTTGGTTATTAGAACCTCTACCATGTCTGTTTTGTAAAATTTCTAATTGGGTGAAGAACAATCCTGAATCATATAACTGATTCTGTGTGTTTGTTCCACCAAATGGATTAAGTGGTAACCAAGCACCTTGAATACCAGGGAAACCTGTACGAGCAGCTCGTTGACTTTCGTTGATGATTGTTGCATCGGTGTAATCATACTCCCCCTCGTTTGAGTTTGTATTCTTAAGGGTGTTAACATCAGGTACCTGAATATATCCACCATCTCTACCATATTGGTTAAGAGGATATGCTTGGTTGGCAAAAGTTGGATTGTCAATTAACGCATCATTACTGTCCGTAGGAGCCATATCCCTAAGGATTGTCTCATAGTTAATCGGAGGGGTAATACTTGATGGCGACTTTTTGTATGGCACAAGGTTCCTAACAATAAGTTTCTTTCTAAAAACCTCGGAACTAGGAAAATCTAATGGACTTGGCATACTATTTTATTCTATAAATACAGATATCAAAATTTTATTTTCTTGATGGAAGTGGTTTCGTACCATTTTCATCTATTTCACCAAGAACTTTTACTAACGCATTTCTAAATTCAGGACTTTGAACATATTGTGTAAGTCTGGCAGTATCAACACCCACAGGTGCATCAATAACAAATCTTACTTGACCATTAATATTCACATCTTTTTGTTGGTTAGCCGATTGTTCTTTAGCAGCACTTTGTTTTGCCTTTTGAACTATCCCACTAGTCAAATTGTTATAAGACTGTTCTATAGAATCCCTAGGTTTTTCAATACCAAGTTGAGATACAAATTCTGTAAATCTTGCATAAACCCCACTTTCAAGTTGAGAGGACTTCTCATCCAATCTTTTTGTAACACCTTCAAGTGCCTTTGTGTCTCCTTGAGATGCTTTAACCAGCAAGTCTTGAAAATCATCACCAACAGCTTCAAAGAATTTTCTTGAGTCTTCACCACTACCTAAAACCCCTTTAGAATATAAGGCACTTGCAATGTCATCCCCAATTCTTTTAGTTGCTTCAGCACCTCTAATAATTGCTGATTGTCCACCAATAGCATATCCAATTTGGATTGGTAATGCCGCCAAATCTCTTTGTATCGTTTCCATCACACCAAGTTGAGACCTTTGTATTTCTTCAACTGTTTTTGGAGCACTTTCTTGAATTTCCCTTAATTTTTGGAATTCTTCTGATTGTAAGTCACTTAACCTTTTCGTTTGGTCCTTGCCTTCATCGTCTTTAATCTGAACAACATAGTCACCCTTAAAAGCTCCCGTACCCATCTTAGCCATGTTGGCAACCAACATTTTTTCTTCTTCAGTTGCATTAATACCAAGATTAATCTGACCAAGTCTTCTATCCATGTCAGCGGCAGATAGTGCGGTTTTTGTAAATTCAGCGGCGGTCATTCCCGCAGCTTCGGCTATTTCTTTAATTTGTCTTTGAGCTCCCGGCGCAATTTTAAATGATTGAGTCTTTTCGTCAAACATTGTAAATTGCTTGGTGAGATTAATTAAACTATCTTGAAGTCCTGCTGGGTCGTTAATTGATTTGTCCATCAACACAAACGGGTCAACTAAATCACCCGCCATAACACCCAATCTTTGGAACGCAGATGCCATTTCAATAGCACCTTGTGGATTCATAACACTGTCAGCGAATTTGGCGGTGGTTGCCATATCAAATCGTAACATAGATGCCTGTGCAGCCATTTTTGTCAATCCAACAACACCATCAGAAAAATTAAACCTATTCATGTATTCCATGCTATTGACAACGTCTTGCATGATTTTTCTTGAATTAAGTCCTAAACTTTGAACATATCCAATGGATTCGGCAACTGTTTCCCCAACTTGTGATATTTCATATCCCGCAGCTTGGAAATTCTCAACAAGTCTTGCTGGGTCTGCTTGTTGGCCAATAAGTTGTGCCGCGGCATAAATTTCAGTGATTGTGTCTGTAGTTTCAATTACATTTCTACGAGCACCTTCACTGATAGCAATAATTGTTGTATCAATATCATCAAGAGAAGCACCAACACGGACTAAACTTGATGCAGAATCACTAATAGCGTTTGAAAACTCAACAGCTCTTAATCTACTATCACCAAAAGACTTATTAATATTATTAATTCCCGTATAGATTTTATCTATGGTGTCTTTAAAGTTCAAGGTATCTTGATATGCCTTGAATACATCACCCATACTATTAAAATCATTCGGATTGTTGTCAGCCATGTTGAATTTCTAAATAAATAGATTCTTTTGTTATTTTTGAGATTTATCTTCAATCCATTTATTCAAAAGATACTTCCTAATAAAGATAGGCATTATTAAAAATTCTTGGTATGAAACACCAAGTAACGTCTTCAAATAATAAAATTCGTCTATTTGAGACTTTCTATAATCAGAAGAAAGGACGAAAAAATTCGACCCCAAACCCAACATTCACTGTGAGTTTTTCTCCTGACGGGGCCATAACAATTCTTTCCATATCCAATCTTGGTTCATTTTCATTCATAAATTTTTTAATGAATTTAGAGTCAGCGATTGGCATCTGTTCTACAAATTTTGTAATTTCACCCTTATCAGTACTTCCATTAATACTTTGAATTTCTTTTACTAATCTCATCGTAACTCTTGGAACAACCCTACCTTGTGGGTATGACTCAAATATTTTTCTAAGTTCTAAACCATCACCATAAGTAAGTGGTTTTAATTTAACTTGAACACCTGATACAGGTAAAGTCGCCGAAAATGTACCATCAGTATCAGGTTCAACCCCTTTATTGATGTTTAATTCATCCAACAAAACTTGTGTTTTGAATTCATTACCCGTTACAGGGTCTTTCAAAGACATTTCCATTTCAGGTCCGAAAGATGTATTTCTTAAAAAAATTAAAATTGCTTCAATATCACCCTCAAGTAACTCTTCAGGTTTCATACCTGGTTCATACAATTTATTTCTAAGAAGTTGCATGGTAACATCTTCACTTCTCCCCATCAAAATATTTTCATCTGCTGCGGTTAGGTATCCTACCTTGACAGAACTTTTTTTGTTTTTATAAAAAATACCTCTTGAAGGTAATTGAACCACGTCATGTGGCATTGAGAAATTTTCTTGTCCGTATTGTGATATATCTTCCATAATAAAAAAACCGTAGAGTTTGGTTCTACGGTTAAATATATTGATTTAAAAAAGTAAATAAATAGAAATTAGTAAATTAAAACACAACGGTCAGGTCTTAAACTACAAGAAATTGTTGCTAATCCATCTTGGGAATAGTTAAGTGTTTGGAAATCCACATTTGTTAGGAATGTTCCGTACAAAATCCATTTTTCAACAACAACACCTGTTGGGTCTAACATCTCAAGGTCAATATCTTTTTTATAACCCGCAGCGTAACCCATACGACCTGTCACCGATTCAGCATGTAAACGAACCCACTCCATAAGAGCTTGAGCCGCAGATGGACCAATTGGGTCACGGAAGGTAACCGGAATTTCATCCCAGTTAAATCTACCAGCAACAAATGTTGATGTATTCAAAAACTGAATCTCAGTTGAATTAATTTTGATTGATGGACGTTTTGTTGATTCAACAAACCATTCGTTAATACCTAACGAAGAAGGAAACCTTAGGATAAAGCGGTTTTGACGCTTCGGTTCGTAAGGTATGGGCATTTTCATTAATAAATCAGCCATGTTGTTTTAATTTCTTTAAATTTTTTATCTTTTATTATAAATACTACCTGTGTGAAAATTTTTCCCTTTACTTTGTTTTTGAAAAAACTATATCTTCACTAGGTCTAGTTCTAGTATTCTTTTTTAATTCCTCCTTTAGTAGAATATACCTTAATTGGTTCTTTGATTTTATCAAAATGTTTCTTCATTACATCTACATTCTTAATATCATCATCTGAAAAGCCAATTAAAGGCATTCTAGGAGAAAATTTATTGGCAATATCTTTTTTAAGTATTGCACTTTTTTGTAAAAGTGCCGCCATGGATTTCACATATCTTACAAAATCTTCCATAGCCGTTACTTTAAGTTCTTCAGGGTTTGCCGCGGAACCCTCACCGAAACTTACCGGATTATATTTGTTGAGTTCTAAGTAAGAACGAATTAATTCTTCATCCGTCATTTCTTCTTCACCCACAAAATCACGATATTTTTTTAAGTTTTTTAATAACTCTTTTTTATCAATACCCTCATAGTTGTTAATGATGTAATTGTATACACCCTCTTTGATGGTTTTTGGGTTGTGACCCCTCGCAGTGATTATCGCAAAAATGGAACCGTTATTGATTGCCTCTTTAAAATCATCCCAAGCCGGACCTGGTTTTGCCCTCATAGCATCTATCAAAAATTGTTTGTCACCCTCCACTTTAAAATTTCTAAATGGTTTTTCAGCATAACCTTTGATTGTTCTACCCATATAATCAAATGGTTCATTCCCAATTCTGTCTCTAAAAGTTGCAAAGTCTTCAGTTGACATTTCCACCTCGTCACCTGAAGTGTCTTCCAAAACTATCTTGGTTGGCATGTGAACGATGTTGTCATCCCAATCAAAGGCATAGTATTTTAAATCTGGTGCCTTACCTTCAAAACCTTCTTTAATTCTATTCATTATTTATAAACGGCTAAAAAGTGGGGTCGAAACCCCACTTTGTTTTTTATTAGATATTTTCAAACGAAGCTCCACTTGGAGTGATGAAGAATTCAATATCAATGAATTCAAGTGCTTTCGTAGGTTTTAAGTAAATTTTACCTGTTAATGTGTTTCTATCCAAATCTTCAGGTGAAGAACTTACTGTTACACGGAAGTCATAAAGACCTCTGTCTCTTCTGATTGCGTCAAGGATAGGGTTAACCGAATCCAAGAACTGTTGTCTTACGATTTCGTCATTTTGTTCAAACAACAATCTAACTGCCACCGCTGAAATCAATTTACGAGCTTGTAACAACAATCTTCTTACGTTCAATCTGTTAAGAGCCGAATCTTTAACTTGAAGAGTTTTGTTACCCCAAATTACGGTTCCAACATCAGAGAAGGTTGCGATTGGGTTAATACGACCTTGATACAAGGTGTCTCTATCTTCTTGTGTAAGTTTCAATCTTGCCTTAACTGAGTTAACAAGACCTCTTGTGTAACCCGCCGATGCGAACCATGGGAATGAAATGTTGTCAGTCAACGCTAAGTTTCTACAAACTTGACCTGTTGGTGGTAAGTATATTTGAGTGTTGTTAACAGTATCTCTTTCCAAAATCCATGGGTAGTAAGTTGCTGTGTATGATGAATCAATACCTGTATCATCCAAATTGTCAACCGATTCTTGTGGGTAGATAATTTCGTATTGAGAACCACCGTCTGAAGTGTACATGTTGTAGTCAGGAGTTGTCACGATGTAAACCGAGTCAGCTCTTTCATTTTCAACCATACCAATTGCAGTTTCACACAAGTTAGAGTTGTTAACGTAATCAATACTTGAAGTTGCAAATACGTTGATGTTTGTTGATTCAGGGTTATTGAATGACAAGATACCAAGTAAGTAAGCGTAGTAGTCGGTGTTTGCAAAATCTTGTGTATTGTTCGCCACAACGATTCTCTTGAACGTACCGTCACCAGATGCTGTCGGATATCTTTGAGTAGGTGTAGAACCTTGTAAGTATCCTGATGCACCCAACATAAATCTGTCTTGGTTTGTTCTAAACTCTCTGTAGATATCCCATCCGTCAAATCCACCTTGGAAGCAGAATGTATATTTTCTTGAGTATAAGAAGTAATATGGATTATCTTGAGTTGTTGGTTCACCATCAAAACTTGCAATACCACAAACAAACGCTGGTGTACCACTTGTTACTTCAAAGTTACTAATAGTAACAACAGTCGCTCCTGAGTCCATGTGGAAACCTTGAGTTTGGTAGTTCCATGGTGCTGATTCAGTTGCAGTATCCCAACCTACTACAGGGTTTTGTTTACCTTTGTATTGTAATAAGTCAGAGTCAACCCCAAATTGTGAAGACATACCAAGGTAAGTTCTTCTTACAACGTCACCACTTGAAGACACGATGTTTGCTCCACCGTATGTACTTCCAAATGGGGGGTCAAAGATTGTTTCACCTGGGAAGAAGTACTTGTTTTTGATTACAGGGAATGGTGAAGGGTTTGATACACTATCGTAAACTCTTTCTTCAAATCCACGGAAACCACAAGGTAATGCGTCTATTGGTGCTTCATCAGAAAGTTCAATCATGATGTAAGCAGATACTAACGGAAACTCACCATTAGCAGAACCAATCTTTTTAGCAACAAAACTGTTAGAACCTGGGTCCATAGTACAGTTTGTGTATTTTTCATAAACAACAGGATTTGCATCTGTGTCAAAGAAATCTCTAACTAAAACATCAAAAGTTTGATTTGAGAATGAAATGTTAGCGATTGAAATTTTAACTTCTGTGTTTGCAGAACCACCATCTGAAATTGATGCAAATCTAAATAAGTTATAAACCTTGTTACCTCTTAACTCAGATACAACAAATGGAGTCTTTGGTGTTTGATATTGGTCCAAGAACCAAGCAATAGAAGTTGTTGAATTTTTATCCCTAGCTTCAGGTAAAGCAATCAAATCACAGTTTAATCCTTTAATAAATCCTTTGTTATATGCATAATTTAATAAACCTGGATATGACTCTTCAACATAAATAGGAACCTCAGTTCTTGATTTTGAGAAGTTAGTAATACCAAGAACCTTTGTGATGTAATTTGCATCAACACTACCAAATGAAGTTTCAAATTGGAATGTTTTATTTTCATAAGTAACACCACTTAATAGGAAGGTTGAGAATGGACTATTTGTAACACCCGAATACGCTCCGGTACAAATCATATCCAAGTCAGTCAATCCTGTTACTTGATAAACAGGACCATGATTGTTAGCATCATACACTGAAATACCTCTTGAACGAAGAGTTGCAACAACTAAGTTATTGTACTCTGTATAAGCAGTTCCACTGTAGTAATAAACAGTACCTGATAAAGTTACGTCAAAATTTCCTGTTCCACCTGTAGTGAAATCCGTAACCGCGTAATCCCAAGAAAAACCTGAGTAACTATTATTAGAATAATTTGTGAAAGTTGCATAATACCAAGGGTCATTAACAGAATCTGTTAAATCGTTAAACAATAAGTTCATACTATCAACACTGAATACGTTACCCAAAGTTGTGTATTGTGCAGACAAGTCATTGTATTCTGTTTCAGGAATTGAACCATAAACATTCAACGTAGTACCTGTAATATTTGTGTTACCTGAAACACCTAAAATAAAATTAAAAATATCTTTGTTGTAAGTGCTTGTTGAGCCATTGTTTAACAAGTATTGAATGTTAAGATTGTCAGCAATAACGTCAGGTAATGGAGTTGTAAAGTTTAAAACATTACTAACACCTGTGTTACCAGTTACTACTGCAGTAAAGTCTAATGCTACAACATCCGTATCTACCCCGATTGTCGTACCATCTACGTTAGCGGTCACTCTAATAGACCAAGAAGGACCCGCATCATAACCTGATAAACCAAGAACTCTTGTTACGAATAATTGGTTAGATTGTTGTAGATATGCCTTTGCAATATATGCGGCTTCATATTTAGGGATTTGCGTTCCAATGAATTTTTCAGGAACGGTACCTCCGAAGAATGTTTGAAATTCGTCAAAGTTGGTTATAAAAATAGGTTCAAATGCTGGACCCTTTAATGTTTCACCAACTAGACCCAAAGTAGTTACACCTACGCTTTGGGCTACGAAAGACAAATCGGTTTCCGAAGTGTAAACACCTGGAGATACAAATACTTTCTGATTAGCTTGTGCTGTTGCCATTGATTAATTTTTTCTTGTGCGGTTTTATTTTATAGATAAATATTCATTTCAAATACAAAAAACTTGACTTTTAAATATGTATTAATAAACTGGCAGATTTTTTTCTACCTTTTTTCATACTTTATGAAAACTAACCATGACAATATCAAGAACCTAAAAATATCTGAAAAGGCACATACTGTATTAAAAAAGTATTGTGAGGATAAAGGTTTAAAAATTCATAAATTTGTTGAAAAACTCATCTACGACAATTGCCAAGTGAAAAAAGACATTTACGGAGAGGATTAAACTAGTTTGGCGTTGTATAAAATTAACGCCTCTTCACCCACATTATCTTTCGTAATATCCACCTGTAAAATGTCACCAGTATTCAATTGAATGGTATCTAAATTACTTCCATAAAAATCTCCATTAATTGTAACATCCCAACTACTAACGTTGTTTGTTGATACCAAACTTAAATTAATTCTGTAATCAACTTGGTTATCAATCAAGGTTGTGTTACCCGAAGTGTAAAATAAACGATATTCAAATTCGTTAGGGTTTGGTGGAAATATTTCGGCTCTTCTACCCTTAGCAACATTAACATCGGTCTCAAATAATTGAACAACACGAGCCACTGCAGGTTTTACTTCAAATTCTTCTTCATCAATTAAATAACCCAACATAGTGAAGTCGTAACTTTGAATATAATATTGTCTTCTCTCAATTTCAGTTACCGACTCATCAGTTATGTTATTCATAATGATTGGAACATACTGACCTTTAATAAAAGTATATGCCTGACGAGATGAAAAAGTTTGAAGAACATTTTTGTTAAATGTATTCAACTCTCTCATTCTGTTACACATAATTTTTACTTGAAAATTTAAATCAACAGGAACAGGTTGTGGAATTGTATAAACATCAAACCC